ATACTTTTAAATTTGTTGGACACGGTTATTTCAATCTTCTTGAAAAAGTTTTGATCTTTGGTTCTTATAGAGACTGGGAGATATCTACTATAGTAGCTGACATAGCGCGTCAGGTTGAACGTAAGATAGGTTTACAGTACAACACGAATAATATCATCAATACGGGTTATACGGCGTCTTATATCGAATTTGAGGGTGTAACAGCAAAAGAAGCACTGAAACAGTTATCAGATTTTGCTGTTGACTATGTATACGGCGTCAACGAATATCGGCAATTGTACTTTAAACCACGTATCAATGACATAAATGAACAGGCGCGCTTTTGGGTAGGTGAGCATTTGGACAGTTTTGTTCCGACATGGGACGTTGAAAAAGTCGTGAATGTTGGACGAGTAAAGGGCGGGAATGTAGACGATAATGGTGAGCAATGGCTGGCATATGTTGAAGATATTGAAAGTCAGCTGAAATATGGTATTCAGGAACAGGTTTTAAGTCTTCCGTCTGCTTATTCTGAAACAGATGCTTATCGCTGGGGAAAAAATCAAATAGAACGTTATAAAGAACCGACAAAATCGGCAAAGGTGACAGGGATAAAACTTGAATATCCAAAACCGGACGGTTCTTTTTTTGTACGCAAACTTTCTACAGATGGTCATGCGGCTATTACGGCTACCCATGGGGAATTATATACGTTTCCGATATCTAAATTAAAATATACAGTTGCGGCGGGTGATGGTATTAAGATGGATATGGAACTCGGCGAACAGCCTTTTGAGGTAAATCAGTATTTGTATGATATCGAACGCAATGCAAAAATGACAGAATTGCTTCAGCAAGCGTCAACTAAACAATTAAAGACAGGAGGTTAGAAAATGGCAAATCCGAGTGATATCAGGCATGATCCATTCATAGATGTGCCAACATCTATAATGCTAACAGAACGGCATTTGATACCGAATATCTCTCCGTATACGATACAATTGAATGAAGTCCCTGTGAAAAATAGTCCTACTACTACAATAGTAAGAGTTATAGATATTATTAACGGGTCAGTACATTATCAGGGAGATTACGATGAGGTAGCAGCGACACCGGTCGAGGGGCAGTTTTTCCCTGATTATAATACAAGTGCATATGACAGCACTTGGAATACAGGCACGATACAGTTTTCAGCGAATGACGCAGGGAAAGGTGTTGAAGTAACCTATTCAGCCAAAGGAACATTAACGGGTGTTGCTTCGGCAGCGTACCCATCGTGGTGGCGCGATCGCGGCGACGGCAGCGACGGTGATTTCTACCCTACAGGCAACGTAACGATCGGTGGACGTAAGAATTATCGCAGCGTATACATTCCTGCCGATGTGACTGTAACTGTCAACGGCTTTGTTGATATCCGCTGTCAGGGAATGTTTATAAATGAGGGCACCATAAACGCCAGCGGTGGTGGAGGACAACCCGGGCAGCAGGTGAAAATAAGAAAGCTATACGGGGCAAGTATAGGGGTTAACGGAAATCCTGGCGAACCAGCAATCGGCGGCGGAGCTGGGGGGACGGCTGGTTCCAGTTCAGATTCAGGATATTATGGGGTAAGCAGCAGCGGGGTTAAACTAGGCGGTTCAAGGATTGGAAGTCTTGATGCCGCAGGCATTTTAGCAGGCTGCTATAGCGAAGAAATTCTCGGAGGCGGTGGTGGATCAAGCCCCGGTGTGTATTCAATCTCCGAAGAAGGCAGCACAGAAACACTGTCAGGTGCAATCGGAGGCCCCGGGGGCGGTATGATTCGAATTGTAACAAAGACACACAAAAATACAGGAACCTATATATCAACAGGGTATTCCGGTAGTTCTGCCACATTAGACAGCGCGATACAAACTGGTGGTGGCGGAGGCGGTGGTGGTGTGGTACTTGTAGTATGCGAAAGGAATTTAATTTCCGGTACTGCCAGCATCGGCGGCGGAGCTGGGGGTGCATATGGCGGTAGTGGCGGTGCCGGCTGGTATCGCGTGATTGAATTGGGGGTGAGCTGATGATAGTAACCAACGGAAAAGACATTGTTTGTTCATATGGTGATACCTTTAATTGCGCATGGGAAGTAGAAGGCGTAACAATAGCTGATAATATTACATTTTCAATCAAAACGACCGAAGGAAGTACCGATGTTCTTCTTTCAAAAACATGTGAAGTATCAGGTCAGCTTATCACTGTAAATATTACTGCAGATGAATTTGCTGAAAAATTACCGGTTGGTGATTATAAATATGATCTTGTTATGGTTGCGGACGAAACAAAAACAACATTGTTATTTCCCGCAAACTTTCACGTAAAGGCGGTAGTACATGATGAATAAGCCAATCAAGGTAAATGTACAAACACCTAAAATCACGCTGCAGGCTAAAGCAGGCCTCGAAATAATCCAGTACGGTACATTGACCGTTGGCGAAACAACTACCCTTGCAGCCGGGGAAAATGCAACGGTATTAAACAGCGGCACTATTGAAAATGCAGTTTTGAATTTTGGTATACCAAAAGGGCATGACGGCATCAATGGCAAAGACGGCACAGCGGCCACAATTACTATCGGAACCGTAACAACAGGAGAACCGGGCAGTAATGCAAGTGTAACCAATGTCGGAACAGATACAGCGGCCGTACTTGATATATCAATCCCCAGAGGTGATAAAGGCGTTGACGGTACAGGTGCAGGTGATGTAATAGCTGCTGCCGATAACACTTTCACAGCCACAAATACCTTTGACGGAATTTTAAAAACAAAATCTGACATGCAGGCAGTCGGCTCATTACCGACAGTCTTACAACGAGGGGACTCAAATATTCAGACCTATACCCTTAAAAACGGTTTGAACCGAAGTGTAGTATTTAGAGACACTGGCGATATGACTGGATATGCCAAAACGTTTATTATTTCTGTTGCTCGGTCAGGCGGAACTGGCACATTCAGCATTGGTTCTAACAATGGCATTGGAGCTAATACTCCTACAGTTTACATGGTGGATGGTGCCTTGCCTGATATTGCTGATGGAGAGGTACTAAAAATTGCGATGGAAGTTAATGAGCCTGCGAATGCTATCTTTATCTATATCCTCGGAAAGGTGGCATTGTAATGGGCTTGTCAAGCAAATTGATATTAGCGTCAAAGAAAGCAGGAACGCTTATAAACTGGCAGGGAAACGCAAGCCTTGCTTTGACATATGCAGGAATAGACGCATATGTATACAGTTATACCCGTGCTTATCAAGATGAAGGAGAGGGGAGCTTGTCTCCCTTACTGCAAACAGTTAAAAACGATACCCAAATTTATAATTTAACTCTTGCAGTCGATCCTAATAGCATAATGTTATTTGAGGCAGCATTGTACTTTTATAATCTTCCGGAGCCTGCCCCGCCTGCTTCCAAAAGGTTTACTGGGCTGTCAAGGCTTATTGTTCACTCTACGACAGGAGGAAGTCCCTTTGTCATAGATAATATGGACAGTCTTTTTGATTCTAACAGTAATTCTTATAACATTTTCAGTGATGATTTAGCTAATTGGGGCTATACAAATCTAACAGCAGCAGCGACTTTAGATTTTACTTTTGAATTGGAGTGGTACGAATGATACAGAAGGTTATTAAATATAAATACGAAGGTAATACCTATGACAGCTTTTCACAGCTAAAGCAGGCATACCCATATATCAGCTTTCCTGCCGGGGCAGGCGATGATGTTCTGTTGGCTTTAGGTATTGAAAAGGTGGAAACATATCCGCCTTTGGAACGCTGTAAGGAACTGCTAATCAATGCCGCTAAAATGCACAGAGATACCGCAGAGGTCGCCCCTGTTGAATACGAGGGCAACACCTATGACTTCGACACAAAAAGCCGTGACAGGCTGGATATTGCGTTAAAATCTTTATCGGTACAGGGTGAAGATGCAACAATCGGCTGGGGTATGGCAGATAATACAACAACGACAATCACGGCTGCTGACATTATGGGCGTGTTTGTAACAAGCGCGGTCAGAAGCAATGCACTGCATGAGCAGTACCGATCGACCAAAGAAAAAATCGAAGCTGCTCAAAGCGTGGAAGAGCTGAATGAAATTGAATTAGGGGGACGAGAATAAATGGATATTGCCGCATTTAAATATGCTGTTGTGGGGGCCTTTAAGACACTGACAACTGACGGATTGGCTAAAACTATAGCGGCGTCAGTAATGGCAGCATGCTTGCACAAGCACGCTGTTTTATTTTACGCTTTTACGTTGCTGGTCTTTTTGGACTGCGCAACGAAGTGGATAGAAATATCCTACAAGCAGTTGTGTGAAGCTGGAAGAAATGAACCGACGGTATTGCAGGCGATCTGTGGAATCCCGGCGGCACGGCGGCAAGGTAGTATTTCCAGCGAAGTCATGAAACACAGGTTCCTCGGTAAACTGGTAGTTTATATGCTGTGTGTGGCCGCCGCGGCAGTTATTGACGTTGTAATGCAACAGTTAAATAATGCTCAATGGGCTGTATTGCTAGTTATCAGCTACCTTGTAGCGACGGAACTATTAAGCATTATCGAAAATCTTAGCGATGCAGGCTGCAAAAACTTGACCGGTCTTATTACACTAGTTAAGAAAAAACTAACATGACGCCACAGGCGGCCGCTAACGAACTAAAAGCCATGCTTGACGCTATGGATCCCCGCTTTCTCACATGGGATAGAGAACAGCGGAAGGTCGAAGCGTTGAGCATGGCTATTGTATTACTGAAAAAGGAGGATGAATATGTTAAAAGAAATTCAATTTCAAAGACGTAAACGCCCGGACGGCAAAAGCAGGATGTATGCCATGGATGAAAATTATAGTGTGATTGCTGAATGGCCTTGTAGTGATGACTTTGTCCCCGGATACAATGCAGCAGGTGACCCCAGGGGAAGTTTGCCGAATGGTGTCTATACCGGTGTAACCGCTGAGGTAACTGACGGTGCATATGGTCCGGCTTATGGCAACTTTTATATCACTACACGCGACCCGCGCGCCCGTGATATTCATGGTGGCGGCAGTGGCTTGCCTGACCCTTACGCAGATTATCAGGGTTGGGTGCCGACGTATGGCTGTCTGCGTATGCAAAACGCTGATGGCGTGGCGTTAAGCCGTATGATTATTGGATCAGGGAACAATGTTGTCTTGACGGTTGTGTAT